TTATACTGCTGGAGTAAAGTTTAAAACTGCTACTGCTTTTTTAGAAGCTACTTCTAAAGTAAGCTCTCCAACCGTCATACCTTTGATAGAATCTGAATTTTTAGCAAGTTCTTCATAGTGAGGTTCACGCAACATAGCAAGTTTAAGAGCTTCAACATTGACTGCAACGATCTTGTTAGCTGGTGCAAAACGGTCTAGTACAACATTGATTGTACCAAAAGAAGTAACAACCTCTGAAACCACAATGCCAAACTCATTTGTTTTGTGTACGTAGCTGTATTTGTCCGCAAAGATTTCGTCAATTGCTTCTTTCATTGAAGCGTCAACAAAGCAGAAAAATAAACCTTCCTCATTCCCACTTTCAAACAATGCTTTAGCAAGTGAACGAATATCTTTCTCTCCAATAACTGTGTCAGCTTCAACAACGTTATCCGCATGAATCCAATTAATTAAACCATCCATTCGACGTGCATTTCCGTCGCTTCCATCATTTTTAACACCTGTTAAAAGTGCTTTTTCGATTGCAATAGCTAACTCAATTTGACGGTCATTGATTTCGCTCAATAACAAGTCACTAACACCAATTTCCGTAGTTGCTTGCGCTGTCCCTGAAACTTCTGTACCTTTGCTGAATATTTGAGTAACATTTGAAAGTTCAGCTCTACCACTGTTTACGAATGAAGGTGTAGCACCTTCTTTAGAAGTTGCGTCGCTGTTGTCTAAAGATTTTTCTCTCCATACGTGGTATTTTGCGCCTGCTTTAACTTTGCGCCCTTGTGCTAGTAATAGGCTGAATAATGGTGTCGCTTTAGGTGCAACCAATCCAATCGTATCACTTAAATTAATATTTTCTTGAGCTGTTAATTTTTGAGTATCTAACATTTAAAAACTTCCTTTTCTATTTTGTATTTTGTATTTTTTTACTATCCTAAACGTGCTTTTAACATCGCTTTCGGGTCTCGTTTGGCAAAAGCCAAACTATAAGCGTCGGTATTCGTGTGATTTGTGGGCTGGTATGTGTCTTCAACTTCATATGCTTCCAACAAAGCTTTCAACTCTTTTACTTTAGCTTGTAAACTGTCGTTGTCGTCTACTTCTACACTAATAAAGTCCGCAAACTTTTCAAGTCCTGCTTCTTTTAACTCTGCTTTAACCTCACGTTGCCAAAGCGCTTCTAAGCGTGCTTGAAGCACTGTTTCTTTGTCGTCTGGTTGCTCTGGTTGCTCTGGTGCTTCTTCTACTGCCTCTGGTGTTTCCTCTGGTTGTTCTGGTTGTTCCTCTAAGTCCTCTGGCGCTTCTTCTTCAACAACTTCTGTTGCTGGAACTTCTTCAAGTTTAGCTTTTAAAGCTTCATTTTCTGCTTTCAACTCTTCAAGCTGTGCTTGTAACTCTTCTAAAGTTAGTTCTTCTTCATTCAACTTTTGTATCCTCCTTATTGCTGTCTTAGACTTTCAATAATTACTTTTTGTTGGTCTACTTGTATTTCTAAAATGTTAGTTTTTATGTTTTTGGCTTTCTCGTTGATACTTGTCAAAAGGCTTAAAACCTGTTCTAAGTCAAACTCTGGCAGTTCTTTATTCATAATTTTTATCTTCCTTTTCAAATTATTTAAAATTGTTTGTTTCAAAATTGTTCTAAATTTAAGACAAAATAAAAAAAGCCTTTTGCACTGTTTTTTTGATTAATAGGAGTAAACCAAAACAATGCAAACGCTTTTAAAAAACGACATTCTACAACTTGGAAAGAAAAGAATGTAAGTTAGTTACAATATTTGGCATACGTATCACTAACTTATAGTAAGTATAACACGAATCTGTAACTTTCTCAAGTTTACTAACACGCTTATTATACCAACGTTTTCAAGCTGTTTTAGGGTTGTTTTAACCCCACGAACCGCCACTACCCCAACCGCCGTTATCCTCTTCTGGTATCTCTAACTCTTCTTCTGGGATAGTGCCGTTTGGATAAACTTGAAGCATAGTATCTTCGATTCGATCCCGCCAGTCTTCGGGCGCATAACTTTTCCATGCAATGCTGTTTTCCACGTCTACGTAGTCATTTAGTAGTTCTTGTTTAAAGGTTATCTCAAGTACGCCTTTGCTGACTGTTGAAACGCCTAAAGCTTCGTATAAGAAACCACCGAAAACAATTTGAACCTCGCTACCTTGTTGAAGGAGTGCTTGTACACGCCTTGTTTTTTGGTTGTCTGTCACAAATACATGAATCTCACTTGCTAAAACGTCGCCACCTAAAATTTTATTATAGTTCCCTACAAAATCACCCGTCAAACTTACTACGGCTGGAACCTTCAACAAATATTTTACGGGTCTAAGGCCGTTTTCGTCTTCTAAGTCTTTTAGATTGAAAGTAACCTCATGTTCAGCAAGTGTTATCAAACCTTTGTGGCTATTTATGCGAGGCACAACCATGGGACTTTGCAATAACCAATGAAGGTTTTTATAGTAGACCGTTGCACCACGTTCAAAAGGTTCTTTTGTTGAAATAAAAATATCGTTTTTAGTTTTAATACTTTTTTGCTGTGAAATGATAGCCTTGTACGGCAAACCGTTCACAAATATTTGTTGCCCTGCACTAGCTAAAATAAACTCAAAATCTTTTGTGTTATTTTCAAATATATTAAACATTTTTTTCCCCTTTCTTCTATTAATATAGGTTGGCTACATGAACAAGTTAAAAAAGTTACTCGGCTCGCTGTCATCTGTAGGCATGATACGAATTTGATTTTGTAACTGCTCGATACGGTTTTGTAAGTTTTTTGAAAATGAAGAAATAGAAATATCGTCTTGTTTATAATCTTTTAACAACGTTGGATTGTTCGCTAAAGCATTTAAGCTGGATAACGCCGTTTCATAAATTTTACGCTTGCTACTGTTACTTGAAGGATTGTATTCTTCTAATGGTTGCAAGTCGTTTTCTTGTAAGTATACGATAAGCTTATAGTCTTCAAACTCAATACCTTCCACTTCTAGTTTTAACCGTTCTAGGTTTGTCATAAGTAAATCACTCTTTTCTAGTTTATTTTGTCTTGTTAGTTGCTCATAAGAAGCCATCACAAGCTTATTTATTGTTTGCTGTTGTTCTTCTAAATTTATAGGTTTGTTGTTACATAACCACACGCACGAATATGTAAACACAAAGTTAAAAGCTTGTAACGTTTGCTTGTTGCTGACTGTTACGCCTTTCAACTTATTGTGCTTGCTGTCCGTTGTTCTGCACTTATTTACCGTCCATTCTGCTGGTAAAATATCCATATCGTTTAAAAGACTTTCTGCAACAATCGGAAACAAAAAATTGTACTGGTCGGTAGATATTAAAGCACGCTGGCATTTAATCGATATAAGTGAAGGAAACCTACTATAAACAAGTTCTTCTAGTTTGTCGGGATCGAATTTGTTTTCTGGTGTCTCTAATACGTCTTCTAGAGACATTTGAGTTTCCTTTGCGGGTTCTCGTCTGTTTAGAATGCTTAGAAGTTGTTTGAATAGTATTTGAAGTGGTAAAAGTGGAAAAAATAGCATAACTAAGTTGAACCTTCTTTCTTTTGTTGGTTGGGAGCTGGAAAAAGCTGATTTTTGAAAAAATGAGTGTTTTAGGACGTGCTCTAGCACCCCCAAAGCAAGTTAGGGTATCGCAACCGCTCGCTTCCCAACAACCCAACACAAAAACACAACCCACCTTGCATTTTAAGGCTGTTTTACACGTCGTTTTAGAAGGCTTACAGTCGTTTGCACCTATTTACCCGTCTAAAGCTAAACGCTCTAAAACGACGCATTAAATCACGTTTAACGTATGGTAGTTTTGTGGTTAAAATAGGCTTGAAAACCTTGCATAAAACGTTTCTTTTATACAAGATAAGTTAAAACTAAGACTACTAAAACGATTGCCGATACATGAAATTACGTAAAATCATGTATCGAGAATCCTTTAACAGCAAGGTTAATATTTTATAAGCACTCTCAATACATGATTACGTTTATTTTATCTCATAATCGTGTATCGGGAATTTTGATATAAAAGCTTTAAATAAATGTATATTTACGAGAAGGCTAAAGACTAAACGATTAAAAAGCTGGATTGATAGGCTTGCTTGCTGGTGGTCGGTTGGGCTGGCTTGCTGTAGGCTCGTTTTTTTATTTCTTCTTAGGCAAGTGGTCACTTGCTTTATCTGTAGGGAGTTTTTTTAATAGTACACAAATTCATTGTTATACCAACGTTTCTGCACACTCATTTAAAATAAATTAAACACAATGCTTTAACACCAACAATAAATACCAATCCAAACTACCCCCACTTTTACAACCACCTAACACCACACGCTTACCAAACTTCTACTCTTTTACTGTCTTATCCTCTACTACTTTAGATACATTCAACCGTTCCAATTCTTGTGCCGTATTAGAAATATAAGGATTGATTTCTATAGCAGTTTCATTACTAATTGCACCAATGCTATTAAGGCTTACTAAATTGTCAATGATTTCCGTCTCATTCTGCGGTTTAGAATAATTAAACTTAATATCTAAGCTGTCCATATCCTCTTCTTCAAACTCGATTCCTTTACGGTTTAACAATTCAAACACCTTTTCAAATCTGGTTTCTAAACCATTTCTTAAATACTTTTCATTCATTTTGCCTTTCATATCTGCCAAAGTAAAAAGTATCTTGAGACTAGTTTCAGAAAGGTTACTTATATCAGTATTGTTCATAGAAACGGCTGGTGTACTCGAAATATTAAGTAATTCTTGCTTAAGAGTGTTGTAAATCTCGCTAAAAGCCTTCTCATTCAAGTCAACGCTCTTTAGCTCAATGGTGCTGTCGTCGTCTAAGTGTATAGCGTTACCGACTATGTGTTTAGACAAACCTCCAACCGTCAATTCTTGTCCACTAACTACTGTTAAAGGATTGTGGTGCTTGTAGAAGGAGTCACTAAACTTACTTAGAATATCCTCAAGTTGGTCTACAATTCCTACAAAATCATCGAGATCACTTTTGCCAAACAAAGGGTTTAGCTCATTTACGTTATGATAATGAATAGGTAAACCACCTACGTTTTTGCTTTTGCTAATCAAATGTAGTTCGCCTGTTCCAATCGTAGAATACTTTTGGACTTCTGTTTCCGAAAACAAAATGAAATACTCGTTTGCCTCTTCACCTGCAACGTAGTGTTCAATAAAACTTACAAGTTCTCCTTCGTCGTCGTAAACTGGATAGGCATTCTCATTTTCAATTACCTTACTTTTAATTGCTTTGCTTTTTGAATCCACAAACAAAATCTCGTATGCGTCTCCAAACTTAATAACGTTACCTAACAACCTAAAATCAACATCATCATACTGTCCTTTTTTGTAGACACGCTTCATTTCTTTTGCAACGTCTTCGCTACCTGTAATAGTCAATCGGTTACCTAGTAAGTAAGTCTGCTCTAAATTCAAAATCAGCTTTCCATATTGCAAAAGTATCTTGTTAGGCTCGTACGGTTTCCCGTTGTAGTTTTCTACAACCCTGTCCATAATTGCATGCTTACCATTCAAATACTTCTTACGTTTAATAACATCTAGCACACGTTTCTGGTGATGGAACTGCTGAACTTCTTCAATAAACCACAATTCATTGCTATTATAATTTAGCTTTATATATTGCTGTAAATCCATTTCTTTTAACTTCCCTTCTTCTTACTTATACATACCATTTATTATTTTTAATTCCTTGAATAGCTAACCCCAAAGCAATTACACTATCATCATGGTTTTGGTCGCCACGCTTGTTCCCCATCTTGCCACTATCCTCAATGAATATCTGCATTTGTTCCAAGGTCTCAACGCAATTGACTAAGATCAAACTTTCTTCAAACTGCTCTTTTAAATCTGAAATCATAATGCTTTTACTTTTATTAGTAGTGTCCCAGCCTAATCTTTTCTTTGTACGTCCACTATTTTGGTCAAAAATTTTCATCTTAAAAATATTTAAATATTGATATTCGTTTCTTAAACGTTCCAAAATAGGGATACCGTAACCACCATTTCTTTCTACAACTAAGAAGGCTGTATTGTACCAACGTCCTATCTCATTTATTACGCTTGCAAACTTATAAACACTTACCTTATTATCATAAAAGCTTAAGACCTGTTTGCCTGTCTCATCTAAAATTGAAATGGTAGAATAGTCTCCACCACTACCACTTGCTGAATCAATTCCAGCCCAATATTTGCCCTGTTTTGGCAACTCAAAAACATTTAAAGCTTTCCTACTAACATAATTCTTTAAGCTTACTGGCAAGCCTGCACCTAGCTCCTGTACGCTCATAGGAGGCGTTACATAAGGTAAACGGTTTACAATCTTACTTGTATCAAATACGCTTTGACCGGTCGATATAAAGGCTTCTAGCGCATTACTAGGATATTCTTGTTTAAAACTGTCCTCACTGGTGCCTCCAGAAAGCTTCCATTGACGCCATTGTAATTGACGTAAATTTGCACCCATTTCAAGTAAAATTTGTTCGTCATTATCTAGCCAGTCACCACTCAAACGCCTATGGTAAGTTGCCTTAAACCAACGTTCAGCCTCATCATAATCACTTTTAAACTGCTGTTTATATGCGCTCGCAAACCACGGAAAGAAGAAAGTTTTATACCTACTCTTACCTTTAGAAGCATTGCTATAAAGTGTTTGGAAATAATTAAATCCGTTTGCCGTTGTTTCAATAACTAATTTTGAAGTATCATTCTTCGCAAGCGCCTGTTCAATGGATAGCAAAAGCTTTTCTTGATTTTGATAAAACGCAAACTCACTTAATAATACATACTCCAAATTCATAGAACGTCCTAGATTCATACCTTTGTTTCCTGCCACGGCCAAAGTTAAAGTTGACCCGTTTTCAAAACGTAATTGTCCGCGGTTGTTCTGAGTATCTTTTGAGAAGTTATATTTTTCGTGGGGCAAAGAGTTGTACATGTCTTTAATTTTATCAAACAAGCTTGTAGCACTATCCTGCTTATAACTAACAATTAAGTAGTTTGTACGTGGCTTATTCAATGCTGACCAAAGACAATAAGCCAAAGAAAAAGTTGTGAATCCCAACTGTCTACTTTTTAAAATAATATTAAATTTATCCATATTATCTAAAAAATACTTTTGTTGTTCATTTACTTTAAACGGGATATATTCATTTTGATTATCCGTAATCTTTACAAAATTAAGAAGCCATCTTTCTGGGTCTGCATTAATGGCTTCTAACTTCTTAGCTGTCTTACTGCTTACTTTTGTTTTTCCTTTAGTAGTCGCCAATAAAAGCAACCTCCTTCTTAAATTAAATCGTCCTCAAAATCTTCTTCAACTTCTACTTTAATAACTTCTACTGGTGCTGGTGCCTCATCTGTTTTTATCACAATCTGATCGATTGCTTTGCTCAGTTTTAACAAGTCCGCTACTGCTAATCTATCACCTGCAAGTGCCTTTTCTTTTACTTTGCCATAAATCTCCATAATGTCCTTGCCTACTTGTTGTTGCAAAATTAAAGCTTCGATACGTTGGAACTCTGCTGAACGTTCAAAACGCTTGAATGTCCCCATAGTTGTTCTTCCAGTCGCTTTCATTAATTGCGCTTCTGTTTCTACTTTTGACCCAAAAAATCTTAAATGGGGGTATTTGAAAAATACGAACTCTCTTTTGAATGGGGGTAAATCCTTAATAGCTTTATTTAGTTTATCTGTCATTTTTATAACTTCCTTTTCTTTTGTTTTATTTTTTTATTGTCGGGATCGAATCGCTTATCTGTTTAACCAAAACCACGAATCTTCTAGCTCTGCTTGTTCAACTCTTATTTCTGTCTCAACGTCTCTAACTAGGTATTTAACTCTAGGGTTTTCTTTTAAACAACTTTCAAGCTTCAACTCAAAAGCTTCTTTCAACATTCCATCTTTAGTTGTTAGCCCTATCTTTATTGCTTGCCTTGTAAAGTAAGCAAAAGGGTGTTCCTTTGTTATAAACTCGAATAGACTAATAGAATTTTTTACCCTACTGTCTTGCACGTCTTCAAACTTCATCTTCATCTAACCCCCTTGTAGGTAAGTCATAGCCGTCGAATCGCTGTCTAAACTCTTCTAACATTTGTTGAAAGTTCCCGCTCTTATCTTTTGTATTTATATAACTTAGTTTGTAATCAATTAAATCTTTTAAGTTTCTGTCTTTAGTAGTTCTATAAATTACATATTCATTCCATTTAAACGGATAACCATAACCAATTTTGGTCAAATTGTTGAAAACTGTTTCACTCATATTTTCATTTTTGTGCATGTCAAATAAACCTCCTTTCTAGGCTTCTAAAAATTTTTGTCCGTAATATTTTTCTAGTTCTTCGATTCTTTTCACATATAGGTTGTTAAAAAATAAGGCATAATAATCAGTATCAAACTTAAATTCGTCTTCAATAGGTTTTCTCTTACCCATCATCTTGTCGTGCGGGTGCTTTAGACGAAACTTATCTTCTTTGTCTTGTGCAAGCTTTACAACTCTATCCAGTCTTCCAGCCGTAAAGTCTATTTGATTATCTTTTACAAATTTAATTTGATTTGTTTTATAAGCTTCCAGCCCTTCCACGTTATACTTTTTTAAGTATGTTAGTATACGTTTTTTTGTAGCCTTTAAAGTAATTGCATGTGCTGTCCAATAAAAATCAATAGCAATATGATTTCCTTTTTCATCTGTAATATCGTTCTTTAAAAATTCTGAAAACAATCTTTTAACTGTTTTAACCTCTTCTTTGTTGGTTAGGTATTCATATTCGAATGCCTCCACGTTATACTCATTCATTAATTTACGTTTTTGATTGTCAATTTTTTTAACGACTGATTCATGAATATTGATTACTTCACCATTTGTTAATTTTGCTTTTTGCACTTCCCAAAAACGTATAATGTTAGCTTTCTTCATACGTTTTAAAGTGCTTTCTAGTTGTCCTTGCAACTCTTTTGTAAAGTCTAAATAGTCTTTTATAATACGCTTTTCTTCATACTCTAATATGTTTTTATTTATTAATTCTTTAACATGTTGAAGTTCTGCTTCTTTATTAAACTTTGTACCCATTAAATCAAATAATTCTCTATTGACTAATTTAAAATCAAGCAACCATTTACGCATTGTTTGAGCGTCATAGGAAACAAGGTCTTGTTCTAAAGCTGACACAACTATTACATCCATGTTTTTAGTGTAGTCGATACTCCATACTCCATTTGTTGCCCTGCCGTCCTCACGTTCTTTTACTTCATCATATTTTTTACCAACTTTATAACAAATTCCACGCCCTGTTGGCGCTGGTACTTTCTCAATTTCTGAATTAAATTCTTGTTCCAATGTTTTAAGTAAAGCTTCTTCCATAGTTTTTTGAAGCTTTTTATATTTCTTAAAATAACTTTTTTGTTTGTCTGTTCCATACATTTCCACTGCTATTGCTTTTGTTAAAATTTGTTCTGTCATTTTAAAATTTCTCCTTTTTCCGTATGTATACGGTATTTTATTATTTATTTTAAGGTACACATAATCACTCCTGTATATATAAAACATATCTACTAGAGTGATTATGTGTACCTTAATTAATTCACTCTAGTTTTAAAGACCCTTCTTTTGTATCCGCATTGTTTTGCTAACGCAAAGCCAACTGCTCCCACAGCCCAAAAGAAGCAAAAGACTTGCATTCACTATTATTAAATTTATTTACTAGTCCAATGCGCCTTTTGTTTCTTTTGGGCGCAGGTGTCTAAGAATCGCTTGCGATTGTTTGACAGATGGTGTCAAAAGAAAGGTCTTATTTCTTACTGTGATACCCTTTTTCAAAGCCTAATTTCTTACTTTTTTCTTGATATTCTTTTAAAGCTTCCTGTAATTCTGGTGTCTTTTCAAATAAGTAGAAGCGATCATTGTTCCCGCCTATTGAATAAGCAGACGTAATAAAAAATAAACCCTTTTCTTTTAAAAAGTCCTGCTGATACCACGAATAACAAAAGTAGTAGTCATTGTTTCTCTTTTCTCTGTTTCGTTCTGCGGTCATTAATGTTCCCCTTTTCTCTTAGTTAACTTGTGAAAATAAATTAGATACAACGCTTTCATTTTTGTGGACACTAAAATAAGCCAAAGCCTATTGTCCCTGCTGGAACGGCTTCAACTCATTTTAGTTTGTTAAAAGTATATATTAACTCTTCCCTAACTGATATACATATTATACCATAAATAAAGCGTTTTCTAAAGAAAGGTCGTACACACTATATATCAACGTTTGCTACTTGGTCAAATTGATTCTTTTGAAGTTTTGTATAGGATTAGTTCTCTTTTAATTCTGTACAATGCTATAAAAGAATTGGAGACAACTATTTTCATTTTTATGTGTACCCTGTAATAAATAAATTAGAACCAACATTTTTTGATTTTTTTGTACAATGCTATAAAAGATTTAAGCTAACTATTTTCGCTTATATGTTGACACAGTTTTTGGACGCGTGATATACTAATTAATAAGCTAACTTATCAGCTAACTGATAAGCTTAAAAAAAGACCCGTTCGAACCGAGTCTTTTAACAGATTTGAAATTAAGTTGAGCAACATTTTGATATTCATTTTAAAACTATATATTTTTCTTACGCACCCCTGAATTTCCTTGGTCGGTTTCAGTGGTGTTTTTTGTTACTTATTTTTAGCAGTTTTGTTCTTTTTCAAAAATAAAACAATGTTCAGCAATAGCAAAACAATGTCTAAACTGTCTTTGATTAAGTCCAATTTGTCCAAATATTAATTATCCATTTCTTCGGGGTTCTAAGCGTGTTATTTAACTTTCTGATATTGCCCAGCTCCTCACGTTCAAAAGGTCGCTATGGCTCAATTTCTTTGTCTGTGTAGCTATCTTATAATTATTAACAACAATTTGCAAATAAATAAACCACTATATATAGTGGTTTTCCTATCGACATATTCGATTAACACAATATGTAGTGGTTAAAAAACTTAGATTGTGAACAACAAATTATTAAGAACTTATATTTACCAGTGTTTAAACGTACTTGTTGTTTAATTTTCACATATGTAAAATACATAAAATCTTTTTTTATTTTTTTAATATTTATTTTAAAAAAACTACTCAACTTGCTCTAAAAGTCATATTTTGACGCTTTAAGGCTTTCCACACTTCTGCTCACTCTTTCTAAGCTTATTCATTTAGCTTCATTACAGTCCCATTATATCCTTCTTGTGTAGGTTGTTTGTCTTTGTTGTTGTTTGATTGTTAGCCTGTAGGGCTGATAGGTAGACTTACCCTAGTAAAGAATGAAAACTTTACTAGAATGTTGATAGTATAGCCTTTAGCCGTCTTTTCTATGCGTCACTTGCCCCGCAAAACCTTTTGCCACACTCTGAGTTTACTTCCGGTCAGAGCCTATAAAGACACCGCTGTAACCTGTTTAAAGGTTAGCCTAGTGACAAAGGATAGACGGCCACCGAATCAAGTGACCTCCCTGACCTTTAAGGTAGTCACCACCTGCCCTTTCATTAAGGCTTATGCAACGATTTTACAAGGTCTAGCACTTCGGGTTCGTTGTCCCGCTTAACGTCCTGTAAGTAGCTAGAATGAAGCTTAAAGGACGGCTGAAACAAAAAAAGCTACAAGCACTAGTAAGTTTTGAGTTTTACTAGTGCTTGTAGCTTTCAAGGTTGAAAGAACGCCCTTTTTATTGTAAAGTAAGAAGGTAAGCACTAATAAGTTACTGCTTATTAGTGTATGTGCCACCTTTGAATGTTTCCAGCATTCTTAGGTGGTTTTTTTTGCTTGCTATTTAATTATTCGATCTTGTGCAATAATTTATAAATTCATAAGTGGCGCCGTTTTAACACCTTTTTGGACTATTGAATCGTCTGAAATACCTTGTAAATAAACTTGAGTGATATCTAGGCTTGCATGCCCTAAAAGCTTGCTAATGGTATACAAGTCCTGTCCACTGTTAAGTTGATATACAGCCCACCAATGGCGCAGTGTATGCGGGCTACAACGGACTTCAGGTCTAACCTTGGTTCTTTTGCCTGCAAGCCTAACAACTCTTTCTACAGCCTCTATTGTGAGCTGGTTACCCCTGTAAGACGCAAACAAGTATTTTTTATCTTCCTCATAATCTTTTTTGTTGAAGTATTCTTTCTTCTTTCTAAAATACTTGAATAAAAACTTATTAATAATAGGTGAAATATAAACGCTTCTTTGCTTTCTACCTTTGCCATGAATGATAATTTGAGAGTCTGTAACGTTTTTTATTTCAATGTCGCAAAGTTCAGAAACCCGCATGCCCGTATCAGCTAAAAGCATAATAATAAGCTTGTCTCTAATTTGCATGTAAGTGTCTGTGCCGTTTACGTTAATTAGTTTTTTAACTTCTTTATCTGTAAATACAATAATTTTCGGTTTGTCTTTAATTAGTCGCTTAATGTTTTTAGAAGGATTTTCGGCTGGTAAAATAAGTTCTTCATCTATTAAATAGTTGAAAAGAATTTTAATCGCATTTATTTTTCCATTGATATAAGAAGCCTTTGCTCCTTTTTCTTGGTAGGAGTTAATAAATAGTTTTATATCCATTCTAGTAATTTCATCTACATAAGTTTTTCCATTTATTTGTAAATAGTCTTCAAAATTGATAAGATTATTTCTTACACCTTTTATAGTTTTTTCCGAATAGTTACGGATACGTATTTCATAGATAAATTCTTGAATAATATCTGAAACCTTAATTTTTTCTAACAA